CTTCTCGTCCAATTTAGCGGCAGCCTGAACCGCTGTGTTTTGTATTTTACCTACATTATTCGACCTAGCTATATCCCTTTGTATCTGACCTTTAACCTCTTCGGTTTTACGCTCTTCTTCACCCTTAACTCTTTCTAGCTGGATCTTGCCATTAATTTCTATTTGAGCGGTCTTTCTTTTTTCCTCCTCAGCCATCATTGCTGATTCTCTTTGGATTTGACCGTTCGTTATTTGATCCTGACGGGCTTTCTCTAAATCCTGCTCACGCTTTTGTTTTACCTTGTAAGCTAATACCTGTTCGGCTTGGTCTTTATTTTTAATGTTACCTACCATAATAGCAGTGTCTGGATCTATTATACCTTTAGCTGCCATGTCTTCCAGTTTAGCCTTGAATTGCATTTTTTCTTCATTACTCATTGATAGGGTTAAAAAGATCCCGAACTCATGAGCTGATATATTTGAAGTTGCTTCGATAAACCGCACGGAATCCTCTCCTAATGATTTAGCATAACCTTTTATGTTTCCGTATTTAACTGCGTCCTGAAGCCTCATATATAGACTTGTGCCTAACTTCTTTAAAAGTAATTGATCCCCTGTCACAACGTCTCCTAGTGCGTTATTAGACCCTTCAACTGCCATATTAACTGTAGCTGTTAATGCTCTTGGGTCTGGGGTTGATCCGTCGGTATACTCGTTCATCCCTGTGATATCCCTTATCATTTGAATATCGTTGCGAATAATTTCGAACCACACTACCGCATCTTTACCTAAGCCGTTCTCGATTTCTTGAATGGGCTTGTAGTTACTTATCTCTCCCGATAAATCCCTACGCCTGTAAACCAGCACACCCTTCTCATTAAACAAATCTAACACCTGAGTAACATCCAAACTTTTTCCTCCTGCACCAAGTGGTATATCCTCAAGTCCGTCGATATCAATTTCAACACCCTTAGGTCTAGCTTGATTAATAGCGTTCTGAAGCTTATACCATGCTATCTGAATTGAGTTTGCCAATGGGATTAATTGTTCGGTGATACCCTTAGCTTGCATGTCAAAGAATTCAGGAGCGTAGAAATTATAACTCATTTCAACATCAGTCATATTACTCTTGGCTCTTTTCATATTTGTTGCCAGTCCGTAATTAAACTGAAAATCTGTTGATATAATCCATTGCGTTGTGTAAACTACTTTGTATGCTATGCGCTTATATTCCTTACCGTTATCCTCTCCGCGTTTTGTATAAGAGGTTCTGCTCATTACAGGATTACCTCTTTTATTTATTCTTTTTTCATAAACCGCTTCGTTAACGGAATAGAATTCTAGATCCATTACATCGATATGGAAATCATCATACCCTGAAGAATACAGTGTTGGTGTTGGAATTACTGTTGGATTACCCCATTTCCCACGAACCATATCAGCTATCTCCCTGTATTCGTCTTCAGTGAATTGATCACCCGCAGCCTGTTTAAGATCTGCAATTGTCATCCTTACAACCTCCCCAGCATACTGCTTATCTTTGAAATCATTCTCGATACAATAACTGGTTAACATAGTTGCTGGGTTAACCCTTCTAAACCTTACATTACCAGCTGAATCGATCCAATCCTTATAACCCGCTACCCCGTAGTCAAATAAATCTTCCATGATTTTACCACGGTTTGTTTCAATGTTATTTTGGTTTAAGATAAGGTCAATACCGTTCTCTAGTTCGATAGCTGCGTTGTGCTTGTAAGTGTAAAGCTCTTTTATTTTTAAATCATCATAATTTTCAGCGTCATCTTCTGAAGTAATTTTTTGAACCAGATCAGGATTTTCTTGTTGAAGACGTTCTTTAAAAGCCAATTTAGCTTTTTGCTCTGCTATATAATTTTCTTTATCATTAACAGCTACTGAATCCACAGCCTGAGCCTCGATGCTATAGTTTAATTTTTTGAGTTTATTAAGAGCAATCCTCCTGAACTTTGTGATAACTGGAAGAATTCTCCAGTCGATATTAAGGTAAGTGGTATCCTCTTCATCTCCTAGGTTGAAGGTTTTTTTATACTGATTTATGCTTTGGTTGCCTAGAGCATAATCTTTAATTTCTCTATACTTCCATGATTTATGATAGAATATACCCGAGTGCTGAGAACTGTCATACCATGCAGCCTTAGCATAATCTAATATCCATCTAGCGTTTTTATCCCTAGGATCTATCAGGTGGCTAGGAAAAATATTGTTTTTAGGATCTACTTTCTCCATTTCGATTGTCTTTTATCTGACAAAGATACGACAGCATGGCTTATTTTTTTATAAAAACACAAACCCTAAAGTTTTACCTTCTTAAACATTCTTGAATTATGAAGATTTGAAGTGTCTGAGTTTCTTACAAAACGCTTAGACAAAATCTTGTCAGCCACTAATGTCCACCCCGAAGCCATGGCAGCATCATATTTCTCTGTGTCGTTAACATCAAACATTAACCAGTCATCAATTAATTCCCTAAATGGAACCTTATGACAATGATCTTCAATATACAACTCGGTAGCTTCAGCTAATTCCTGATGCGATGGCTTGCTAGCTGGGATACCTGCCTGCTTAGCTTTAGGAAGCCATATTAAAAACTTTGAGTACTCTTTAAGTTCAAAATACTCTTTAATTCCCTGTTTCTGATTTTCAAATAACATCGGAGCACCGTACAGGTGACATAATTTTCTCATGTCCTCATAAAACATTCTTACTGTCTGCGGTCTGAATATATACTGAGCTACAAACTTTGCTGTGTTATCTGGATCAGAAATAGATGGTCTTTTATATACATAAGCCGCACCCTTAGAACCTGTTCCAAAATTAACCTTAGAATGAGAGTATGGGTCAATCCCAATTACATAAGTTCCTGTATTCATTGGCTGGTAAGAAGACCCTCTTTTCCTAACCCTGTTGGCTAACCCCTGATCTGGGAGCTCATGAATCTTAAACCTTCCGTTGGGACTTATAACAAAATCAATACTGCCATCTGGGAGCTCTACTAAATTACCCCTATCATATAGAGTGTCTTCTGCAGCATAAGAAAAGAAATCCAACCTATCATTAAGATTCATCGCATTATATAAACATGCATCAGAGTCCACTCTGAATGCCTCCTCTGGAGTAAATGGGTTTTTTCTAATATAAGAGTTTAACGCCCTAGGATCATGCTCTAAAGATTTACGTTCGTTAATAAAGAATTCCTTAGCGGTTTTTTCATCTGGATACCCATATTTATCGAAGTAAACAGCTTTGTACGCAGGCATGAAAAATTGGTATAACCATGAAGTAGTTCTTCCGTTCTCATTCCTATATCTTTGATCGCTGTCCAACCATAACTTCTTAAACCTTACACCACTTTTACGAAGCTCTTTTCCATTCTCATCTACACCACCCATATCCTCAACAGTTGAGGTGTATATAGACTTTCCTATAATATGATTATCATTTTCCAGACAGTGCTTCATCACAGCTGCTCTTTCATAGATGTCGTGCTGAGGTTCTAACTTTGCAGATTCATCGGAAACGTACCTATGTTTTTTAGTACCATCATATGCTTTATCCTTAGCAGGCTTATAATCGATTGTAGATTCCAACTCTGGATCATTAATGTTTGACTCAGCCTTAGCACCCCTTAGAGTTGGGTTATAAAATCTTAACTTGTCAGCTGGGGTCATGCCCTTGGCAGTATCATAATTAGGTCTGAAGAAATCTGGAAGATGTTTAAATGGCTCAATTACAAATTTATTATAAACACTATCCCTAGCATCATCATCTGATTTACTCTGAATACCAGCATAAGCATTATTGGTTCGGGAAGTGTATTCGTAAAGAAACGCACCTGATCGTGCGGTTTTACCCTGACGACGACGAGTAACTTCAATCATTCCTGCACAGTTAGGGTCTTTAATTACCTGATCTAAGAATATAAAATATTCCCAATCAGATTTTCTAAAGTGAGGATAACCAATATCAATCTTCCACCAATTCAAATAAAAATAATGCAAAGGAGTCAAATACTCTGGTTTACCGTTATTCATAAACCACACCCCATTCAATCGTCTGTCCCATTCTTGTCTACGGAATTCTTCTAGCTCTATATTTACAAAGTCTGGCTCTCTTTCCTGTCTCTCTTTTTCTGCAGCACGCTTCCTGTCCCACCCATCAGGAAGACTTGTGCGCTGCCAGTATTGTTCTTCTGGATCTTGAGATCTCTTTAAAATTGAGCGCCTCTCTAATTCTCCTGTATAGAAATTCCAAACCTTTCCAACTGGAGGGATCTCGCAATCTACATTTTGAATTGTTAGTTTAGGCATAAATTATTCCGCTTGCTATGCCCTCTGGGCTTATTTTTTGACCTGACAAGGCTGACATTAATTCTTTATTATTAGCATAAAGCTCATCGTAATACCCATCTAGTCTTTTAGATATTGTATCCATGTTTTCCAAGATGGCACTCTTAACCTTAAGAGCATCCAGTGTATCCTTAGATTTACTGCCCGTAGCAGGAATCATTAACTGACTTTGGTATTCGTAATAAACCGTTTCGTTAACGACTATATTTCCCCATAATCTATTATTAAGCCACTTAACATAAACATCTATAACCTTTAAGAAATCTCCGTCCTTGTATTCGGTCAGCATTTCTATGGTTTCCTTCTTAGACTTTTTTAGCCCCGTGTAATCTAAAACCTGAACAGATCTTTTTTTAGGATTATTATAATTCTTTGCAAATGGAGACTCGGGATCAAACATTAAAACCACGTAGGTCATAATATTATTCTTGTTTTGCTTACCCTTACCA